GCACATTTGACAACACGTCCAAAGTTCGTATTCTTTTCCCTTGTAACTAATCACATTCATCTCGTTCGTTGCGCGGTAGTGTCCATGCTCGTCTAACGGCATATGGGGACAACAGGAAGTCCAACCGTGGCTAGATTTGGGAGCCTTTTCGGAACATTTTTGATTTCGGGTATTTTTAGAAATAGTTGGCTCTGCAACACGCTTTCTTGTTTTCTTGCTCGAATTACCGCCTTTCTGCTTCTTTGTCTTGGAATAACACTTTTTGAATGCGTAATGTGCGAAATCGTCTACAAGTTGTTTTTTGTATCTTTTATGGTTCTCTCTTTTTAGTTTATGCATGATTGAATGAAGCTTGTCATGAGGAATGAGATCACCGCGTATCATTTTTGGATACATATCTCCAGACTGAACCTCTTTCAGGCTAAGTTTGCCATTTGCAATCATCATACCTAAATATAACGTCGCGTAATTTGCCCCAATGCCACCACAACGCGCTGTTAATAACTTTTTTAGACCATCGTACGCAATGGAACCACTAACCTTCAGAACATCACAAAACTTGTCGTCGGGAACGTAAAACTTTACACTACTATAGAAATAATCATGATGCGGTCGAGGCACACAATGTTTCACATCTTCATCGCGAAGAAGATGCTCACTAAAAAGACCCTTGGTCTTCCATAAAGCAAATCCGTGCTTTTCTCGGCTGATTGCAGTTGGCTGCCCAAACTGCTCTATACATGATGGAAAATATGACACAGGCCTTTTATGTATCCACTTGAGAGATGCTGCAGACATTATATACTATAAAGGTAGAAATTAATTTAGAGAGTTTGTAGTAGGTTATACTGTGAGGGGGCGTTACTCCCACATGCACAGATGCCCGAGTGGTCTAAGGGGGTGGACTTAAGACCCACTGCATAATGCGCGAGGGTTCGAACCCCTCTCTGTGCACAGGTTTAGATATTTTCCTAAAAAATATTCTGGCACCGAATGGTTATTTGCTCTTATAGTGTAGTGGTTATCACTGTGGACTTTGAAATATATAGTAGTATGTACAAGTCTCCACCGACCCCGGTTCGAATCCGGGTAAGAGCTTTATACCCGATTAGCTCAGTTGGTAGAGCGCATGCCTTTTACAGCATTTTACATGTGTTAATGTGAGCATGTGGTCGAGAGTTCAATCCTCTCATCGGGTGAGGGTAGAGACAATCCCTTGGTTTAAACCAGAAGTCTTAAAGGAAAGATAGGCGCCTTTAAAGACCGTCAAACGAGGAAATGGAGGGACATAACATGTACATAAAGACTATACTAAGCGACATAAGTTGCACAGGGTGTCCCACAGTAACAAGCGATGGATGGGGGCTTGTTACACTGCTCTCGTAGCTCAGTTGGAAGAGCATCCGACTGTTAATTTATGAGCATGACTCGTAAGCAAAAATCGGAAGGCAGAGTGATCGAAACACTCCGAGAGCGTCTATAAACATAATAAGTATTACTTGTTATTATGTTTATTCAATATTTTCATATTTCCAAATATATCCTTTATGACTTTTACTGTTTCCAGTGCAACAAGAAGACACCCCTCCGTTTGAACCATTAACCGTACCTTATGCGCTGCGTGTTGCGCGTCGTTTCTTTGACCTTTTTGTCTTTCTCTTTTTATGCGTTCGTTTTTTCGTCTTTCTGCGTTTCTTACGCGCCGAACGTGATTTTCTTCCTCCCTTCTTCCCTAGAGTGTCACCCCATCCATCGCCATGTTTTTTCAAGTCTTCTAGCACTTTATTCATATCTGGCTGAGGCTGAGGAGGAAGTGTAACGGATGGTTTTGGTTTTTCTCCAAGAGACTTATTAAAATCGCGCATAAACCCGTCTTGTAATTGTTCTTGAGTTTGTGTTTGAGACATGTCTATGATATATCACAACAAAAAAAACAATATATTTGTAGTGGTTAATTATTTACAATACTTCTAAATCGCGCACGCGCCAGTATTCGCAGCCTCCGCCGTGAATGGGACGTTCAATGATGAATGGAAGACGTTTCTGTACCAACTCCATTTGCGCGATGATGTATCCGTCAAGGATATGGTCTGGAACAACCACATACGGTTTTGATCCGCTGTTAATTTGTTTGGCGCGCTGACCAAGCACTCTCGTCCTTTCGTATTTTGTTAAGAATGGAGTGGTTTTGTGAAGAGGATCGATGACATTATTAGATTCGTTTCGTGTCAATTGACACAATGCAGATATTTCAGAATCGTTTTTGGTGAACTGCGTTGGATGATGGTTGAGAAGGAGATTTTGGTTTATATCAGTTTCAAACTTTTGTAGATACGTTTCAGGATCCTCATCGTCGTCGTCATCGTCGTATTCGTCGTCACCGGTTACATTTCCGCTCATGTTTGCTAAATCAATCTCGTAATCGCTCTCATCTTCGTCTATATTAGTCTCTGCAAAGAATTGGGGAGGAACCACAGCATCCATGGACTGCAGTCCAGTAGGCTTTCCGGTTTTAGTTCCGACCCTAGTTGTCGGAACATTTACGCGTTCTATGGTAGTGTTTAATCCATCGTCACTATTGTTTTCGGCGTCGGCGTCGTCATCGTCTATAATACCGTCTTCGTCAATGTCATCGTCCTCGCCTTCATTCACTTCGTCGTCATCTAACGTGACTGAAATGTCACCATCGTCGTCTTCGTCGTCGTCTTCGTCGACATTGTCATCTAGATCAACATGGATGTCTTCGTCGTCGTTTCCGAGTATTCGGACCTTCTCGTTGGACACTTTCCTAGGTAAAGTGTTATTCGACATGTAGTATATAGTACGATAGTAGAAAATACCTAAATAAAAGTAATAACAATATGAATCAATTCTTATATGATATTAGGTATATTCATATTTACGCATCATTGGCTTTCCATACATAGTCGCAAGTGGAACACAAATACATATATTTGATGTTTATATCGTCGTAACGGATGTAGATAACTTCGCGAGGAGTTTCTTTCACATTGGTGTCACACTCTGCGTTAGGACATGGGATGCGATTAACGCGTGGTAGTGTCGGATCAAGTTTGGTGTATTTATTCACGATACGCGAGATATTTGTATCTGTGTCCGATAGTTGGATACTCGATATGACAGACGATTTTTCAGTAACGCCATCACTATCTTGTGTTCCACAGTTCCGACAATAATACATCAACTTGTCACAGTCGGTCGGGTCTATAGAGAGGTAGAACATATTGTTACAGGAGTTGCAGAACTTCATGGTCGTATACTATACGTTGGGATAATTGGTACTGGTTCTAAACATATATCAATCTCAATCAATTTTGGTGGTGGATGGTAATATTACTGTATCATTCACAGTATTAAACTGGGCATCAAGTTGTGTATAGTCTAGATCAAATATCATGGAATACATACGTGTTGTAATTGTCTGTGTGGATTTTGTATGCGTTAATTCATCAATTCGTCTTTTAATCCGTACACGATTTTCGATAAATTTTTCCAAGACAACATCGTGAAACAGATCAAACATGGGAAGATATAAGGATGGATGCTTTGTAACGATATTCAATATCGCAATTTCAATGTTTTTATATTCAATGATATCGTTGTACTTATCTATATCAGGGTGACCCATACTAATACCAGGCTCATTAAGCAACGGATTATTGGTGAACAGCGTACACATAGTAAGTAGAATAGATGATATGGTTTGACATGATGTCCACTGCTCACCTCGCCAAGTATTCAGCATAGACAAACATACCTTCCCAGAGACATACATGTTGGGGTGGAATCGTACGCGGTCTTGGTTTGTTTTAAATGTGACTTTAGGTGGACGATATGGATAATCGACTGGATAATCAATCTCGAAGAAATAGTACCCATCCGCATATACTGTATCTTCTGCCCCAATGATAAGGGCATATCCACGCATCATGTTTTCATCATCGTGTTTATAATATATCCCATTGGACACTAATGGGTTCTTAATAATTCCTCTTATGTCTTTGATAAGACGCTTTATGGTGTCTTTTGGAATTACACTGGGCGACGAACCTGTTTTTTTTAAATCATATGACATTATATACATTTATCATCATATAACATCTATACCGTTTGTGTATGAACTACTCGATAGACATTTCACGATTTGAACCAAAATTGATTGATGGCTTTAGGTGATTCTAGGTTCACTTATAATCCACAGTACTAGTACTGCTATGTCTACCGAAGGTTTAAAACTTCGGCATACAAGCCGATCCCAACTCTTATCAGATGCACGTGTGGTTGGCAGTGATGTCAAACCAAGTCACACACGCATGCCGAATAAGGACGGTAATAAATCCAAAGATAAAGGAGGGAAATATTTAATAAAACCAGACAATGAAGACGAGTTCTATCACCATTACTTTAATGAAGTAGTACAAAACGGAGATCATGAGTATCTGACCGAGAAGCAATTGGGGGAGGGAGGTCCAGTGGTAGTTGATCTTGATTTACGCTTTGATCCTGAGATAAAAGAACGACAGCACGACGAAGAAAGAATACAAGACATTATCTCTATCTATCTTGATGTTCTCAAGACAATGTTTACATTCGTATCGACTATCCCATTTATGGTATATGTGTTTGAAAAACCCGAGGTGAATATGACAGATGACGAAGTCACAAAAGACGGAATACATTTGATTTTCGGGATACAGATGTGCAGCCCACTTCAATTAATTCTTCGGGAAAAAGTAATAAAAATGATAAAGGATAATCCAGAAACATTTGAGTCGTTGCATGACATTCCTTTGACGTGCTCTTGGGAAAAGGTTCTTGACGAAGGCATCTCCAAGGGAACAACAAACTGGACTCTATATGGTTCGAGAAAGCCTAATCATGACGCATATCAAATCACTTCTGCATACCAAGTTACGTTAGACGATGCAGACGGCGAGTTTTGTACTGTCGCAGAAGATATTGAAGTTTATCATCGTGATATAGAGGAATTCAAAAAATTGTCGGTACGCTACCGTAAACATCCCAAGTTTGAACTCACACCTGAGGCCGCTAAACTCCTAGCTGAATCAAAACAGCGCAATAATAAGGGGGGGCGGAGCTTGAATAAACCAGCAGGGGGTACCAGTCGTCTCAAGGTGGTTTCACGGTCACAAATATCTCCTAGGTCTTCCAATGACCCATCAACGCTAGTACCTATTGACCGTATCGCAACCAAATCACAGCTAGAGGATTGGCAAGCATACGTCGAGAATATATTAGACGAAAGTTCTAAATACTCTACAGTTCGTGACACTCATAGGTTCGCACTCACACTGCCCGAGAACTTTTATGACGATGGCACGTATGCCATGTGGATGGAACTGGCGTTTGCATTAAAAAACACAGACGCAGAACTACTCTTTATCACATGGGTGATGGTCAGTGCGAAAAAATCAGGTTTCGATTACGGGTGCATTCCTGATCTATACAATCGGTGGGATAAGATTGACAAAAGAGAAGGGGGTAAAACAGATAGAAGCGTTCGATATTGGGCGAAAGAGTATAATAAAGCCGGATACGACGAAGTCAATACCAAATCACTAGACTATTACGTCACAAACGCCCTAGAGAACGAGGGTGACCATGAGATTTGTAAGGTATTGAGATGCCTTTGCAGCGAACAGTTTATATGTTCAGGACTGTCTGCAGGCTCACAAATATGGTACGAATTTAAAGACCATCGATGGGAACCTGATATGGGTATGCGTCTACGTGCCGACGGAATATCAGACCAACTATACGAGGTATTTTATGCCAAGCAGGCAGAGTTGGTCATAACGGCTTCTCAGAAAGCACCATTAAATAATGAACGAAATGATGATTATGACCGAGCATGCAGACATACCAAGTCTGGAAATAACATCATGGCGCGATGTCACAGTAACTCACAGAAAACGCATCTCGCCAAAGAGGCGGCTGAACACTTCTTTAGTAAGGACTTCAATAGCAACTTGGATCAGAATAAATGGACACTCTGTTTCAATAACGGTGTTGTCAACCTGCAAACAGGAGAGTTCCGTGATGGACGTCCGCTAGATTATATTTCCAAATCAACCAACATTCCTTATATTCGGGAGTCTGAAATGTCCAGTGACGAAAATCAGACTATGCAGACAGAAGTACATACATTCATGTCAGAGTTATTTCCCGATCCTGAACTATGTGAATATATGTGGGAACACTTAGCATCGACGCTGGTCGGTGCTAATCTCAGCCAAACATTCAATATATATAAGGGTGATGGCAGTAATGGAAAATCTGTTCTTGCTATTCTTATGTCTAAAGCACTTGGAGAGTACTGCACACCGTCCGCACCGCTTAGTATTATCACTTCCAAACGTGCGGCCCTAGGTGGAACATCTTCAGAGTTGTATGCACTCAAAAGCATACGATATGCAATCTTCAGCGAACCTAGTAAGGGAATGACGTTAAATGAAGGTGCCATGAAGGAGATGACAGGAGATGCAAAGATTTCGGCACGCGAACTGTATCAGACTGCTACGGTATTCAATCAAATGTTCTCATTGGCGGTGTGTACCAACTCGCTATTTGAAATCAAATCCAACGACGAGGGAACATGGCGTCGTCTACGCATCATCGACTTCAAATCGTGTTTCAAAGACCCAGCCGTATACGATGCGCTTCCCGAAAAGGAGCGCAATAACAAATATATATTTAAGAAGGTTCCAGACCTTGAAAACAAACTGGACGCGTGGGCGCCAATATTCGCGAGCCTTCTCGTACGCCGTTGTATCAAAAACAAGGGGATTGCAAAAGACTGCGACATGGTGCTGAAGGAGACTAACAAATACCGATTGAGACAGGATCTCATCGGACAGTTCGTGGCAGAGAGGGTCAGAGTATGTGAAGGACGCACTATCACACGCCAGGCACTATCACAGACATGGAAGATGTGGCTTGAAGAAACACAGTCATCCAACCCACCAAGGATGTCCGAACTCTGCGAGTACCTCACCAATAAATACGATAAACATGGAAGCGCTGGATGGGCGGGAGTAGAGATTATATATGAACCACCTCCGGACAACGATGCGTTCTAGTTCGGACTACGGTATTGTATTTTTATAGGATTTATCGACCCATCGCTGTCTTGCGGTCTAGCACGATACCTTTGCATACCTTGCTCGCAATCTGAGCCTCTACACTCTTATCAATCACACTCATAACATCATCGACCAATCTATGGTACTGTTTGCGTCTTGACTCGGTACCGTGGTAATGGTCTGGATACGCCTTTTGCCAGTCCTGTATCATGCCTCCCAAATTGCGACCCACAAAGTACACAGAATCCATCAACAGTTTCATCGCCTTATCGTTTTTCTCCCACCCCGTCTCATTCTTCACACATACCGTATTGCGCCTCGAATCTGTGCAGTGTATCGGTCTCTCTGTGATTAACATATCCTGCATTGATTCCAAAATCTTACGAGTAATCGTAGCCGCGTACCCGTCGTGATCCATGCGATCCAAGTCGGATACTG